CACCGACCGTGCCCTAGCATTCACCAAGCTTGGTTTAGTTGGTACAGGCCTATCTACCTTACGTCAGTTTGAAATTAACTTCCTTAATCAGTTCCATGATTATGCTAAACTTGCAATAGAAAAGAAAAACTATGCTCCTCTTCTGGCTATGTCTGGTATACAACTTGCCTACGCGGGCATTATGGGATTTGTTGGGTTCGAATCCTTGGACCAGCTATACAGATGGTTTAGAGATATGGTTCCCACAAAGTTCGTATCCCCAGAGTTCGCCCAATGGAGTCCCAAGAACTTCGTAATGCAACATCTTCCCTTTGAGGCCCAGAGAGGTATTGTATCTCCCTGGACAGGGATTAACTTTGCTAGTTCTCTTGAATCAGGTACTATCGTAGATCCATCGTTAACGGGCATATTCCCATTCCTATCAGAACTAAAGAATACTACTGCCCCAGTATGGGATTACATATCAAACCCATCAAAAGACAATCTCCATAAGATGATCTATAATCAGCTTCCTTATGGTATGCGCGGTATGGTGGAAACTGGCAAGGCTTTTGGGCAGGATTTACCAGATGCCATAAACACCCGTAGCTGGTTCACTTCCCCTGCTGGGGTATCTAGTTCCCCCAACAATCCCGGAGAAGGTAACTACAGGCGTGGAGAAGCCCCCGGAGGTCTAATGACCAACGAGGAGAACATCCGTTCCTGGGGATTTATGGGTACCAAGGAAGCAGCTACAAAGGAAAGAGACTTCGCATCCAAACAGAATGAGCAGTCTTTACAGGAACGTAGAGACTCCCTTACCAGTTCTCTAGATTCTGCTATCCGTAATAATGATATGTCCGGGGCTACGAACTATATCCAAAAGTACGTAAGCCTTGGCGGAGATCCAAGAACACTAATGTCTAATAACCACTTCCGAGATTTGGTTATTAAATGGAATACAGACTTTCAGCAGAAGGCTGCTTTAGGCGCACGTAACCTCGAAGGTGCCGAAAAGTACATGAGACTGAGAAATTATCTATTGGGAGTACAAAATTATTATGGACCTGCAAACGCAGCTAATCAGAGATGAGGGGCTAGTACTAAAGCCCTATAAGGATACGCTAGGGAATTGGACAATAGGTGTTGGGCACCTAATGAGCGCGGAGGAGTTACAACAGTTTGCGGATGGTATCAGTTATCAACAAGCTCTGGACTGGCTTGCAGCAGATATCGCTAAAGTAGAAGATCAACTAGATCCTTACTCATGGTATCATGGGATGGATTTTGTACGGCAGGGAGCAGTATGCAACATGGTATTCAATCTAGGTATCAGTAGATTCCTACAGTTCTCGAACACCATAGAAGCATTCAAAGAACAGAACTGGGTTAACGCTAGTGCGTATATGTTGAATAGTCTTTGGGCAAAGCAGGTTCCAAACCGCGCGCAAAGGCTCGCAGAACAGATTAAAACAGGAGTATGGGTGTGAACATCCAAGGATTATTAGATGCGTTTAAGGATTCTTCCGGCCATTATAACATGGCCGAAGTGGGTGCGGCTCACGCTTTTGTCGCTCTTCTTGGTTTTACTGGTTATGATGTCTTTTGGTTGGGACATACTTTTAGCGCCATTTCTTTTGCTGGGTCGTGTAGTACGATCATTGGAGCGCTAGGAGCTGCCCAATATATGAGGGGAGATCGAGCAATTGATCTGAGGAGGGAAGATGCTAACCAAGCCAATTCCAGTTAATCTTCTAGAAATTACCTGGGATGATGCAGAGACTGATTCAAATTGGGACAACGAAGCTGAGACGGAGATAGATGACAGTAAGGATGCTTTAGTATTAACTGTAGGATTCCTTGTGAAGGAGACTAAAACTGCATACTATATTTCTCATACTATATCTACTGATGAGCAAGGAGACCTACACTGGAACGGACGAATTAGAATTCCAAAGCCGATGGTTAAGAAACTAAAGATATTACAGAAGGGAGCGTGATCCTCTCATCTAAAGAAAAGGCCCCTTTCGGGGCCTTTTTTTATTCACAGTGATGAACTTGGAAAGCGTCTAACATGTTCTTACAGATCCATCTAGACATCACACCCCTCCACCCTGTATCCAGTAGATGGTTGTGCATCCTTTGGGTCAGGGTCCAGGTGGAGGGCAGTTCTAGAAACAGAATGTTTGCCAGCGTCCAGTTGAATATTACGTCCATACCAAAACCCAGTAACCCCGCCGGAAGCAACAGTGCCCGGATAGACTTGGGCAATACTGACCACTGAGCGCTCGCTGCTGCATATGCTATGAACAGTATCCATCCCAAGTATATGTAACCAATGAGGTACATCAGATTCCACATATTCCCCCCCTACAGACTTCTTCATGTTCTTCAAAAATCACACCTTTGTGCTTGATTGCTTCGGAATAATCTACTTTACTGATAGGTTGTCCACCACGAGAGCCATCTGGATAGCAGGTGAAGCCCCTGAGGCGAGGAGCGTATCTCGACAAGCAGCTTGCAAATAACTCAACCGAGTCTTCATTATTTCCTCTAGTTCCCCAAGGTGGGAGATTAATAGTGGATGATATTGACATGTCAACGTAATCTTGAACGTCGGCCTGGAATCTGATTCTTCGTTCTGGGTCATTTGCTAGGTCCTGTGCAGTTTCTATGTTGCTAGGATCAACACTATAAGAACGGATGAGATGATCGGCAGTAGAATCGACCACATACTCATAACGCCAACGAGTCCCATCCACAAGATAACGCCGCTTGTAAGCGACAGCAAACAAAGGCTCAATCCCTGTAGTAGTAGACGCGAGGATTCCGATCGTACCAGTCGGGGCGATAGCGCGATAAGCCACGGGATGGCTAATGTAGAGATGATCGCAATGAGCGTTAGCAGACCTAATAGAGTCATTTTTATATACCTCTAACCAACTTTTAAGTTCATCTGTGATTCCATATCTTTCGCTTCTTTGGAGGAGCCATTCATGGATACCCATGAGCCCCAAGCCGAGACGGCGATTCTTCTCTCGAACCTCACGGACACGCGCGTATGGGAGGTCTGCCCTAATTGTTCCACATACGAGGAATTTCGAAGCCAGTTCGACCACCGCTCTGAATTCTTCCAAAGAACGAATATTTCCGAGATTGACTGACCCAAGATTACAAACGTCAGAATCATCTTCGCTCGTAACCTCAGTGCATGCGTTCCTAAGCGTTTCATTTTCTTTATCACCAAAGTTAAAACTGAATCCTGGCTCACCAGTCATCATAGCTTGTCTTACGTTAGCTAGAAATACTGGATTATTTGGATCAAACCCCCAAGCATCATCATAATTGACACTGATATTGGTCATATCCAACGGAGCACGGAAGTTAAAGTCAGCTCTCTTTAAGTCTCCAGTGGTAGTTCCAGTTGATCCGATTCGTTGCTCGTCCCAGTTTTTGGCAGTGAGGAAAGCAGGAATGTCCTCGTGCCTCCAATTAAGGCTTGCATAAATCGCACTTCGTCTAGAACCACCCTGCATGACATTACGCCCGATTTCATTGATTGCTGACATAAGAGGGAGAGGGCCGCTAGCGAGTCCTCCAGTCCTTCTAAGCGGAGCGCCACTTGCTCTAAGTCTTGAGTAGTCAATTCCAATCCCGCCTCCAGTTGTTAAGCATGACATTGCTCTCCATGCTATGTTTGCCCATTCTTCTCTTGTATCTTCTTCACAACGTAGTAAGTAGCAGTTATTGTAAAACTTTGCTGGCCGTCCCGCGTAATACAGATATCTGCCTCCCGGAACGAATTTGAAGGTTTTAATATACTCTGCAAGCTCTTTGCGATCTCCACTGCTAAGGAGCGGTCTATCGGTGCCCCACCTAGTTCCACAGACATCTTCAACCACCCGTTCGGCAAGGTTGTCCCAGGTGTCATTTGGTCCAGTTGCATACTTTGCATGAAATATATTTTCTCCGAACTGCGTCTTAAACCTTGGTTGTTGCATTCAGCTTAGCCTTTAGTTGAGCTACTAGTCCATGTACCATAGCTTCAATCTTAGCTAATTCCGAATGTACTGTACTAGAGATAATCTCTTTCTCATGCTCTGCTGCGTGCTCGATAGCTACTGCGTACGTCTCAAGTATCGAGGTCACTCTGTCTTGAATATTCATCAATCTGCTCCTCTGCGTCATTCATCAAAATCGAATTCAAATGATGTTTCTTTGTCCGGTGCTTCCCACGAAAGGTGTCCTGAGAGCTCTTTTCTTTCTTCTCTAGGCTCCTCCCGGGGATCTTCGACTTTCCCGATAAGCTGGTCATATCTCTCTTCTATCAGCCATTCAAACTGATCCACTATTTCATCAGAATGCAAGTCTAAAACTTCCAGAAGTGTTACTTCATCAAGGTTTTTGAGCTGAAGGATTAGATCCTGCAATGTCATGATTTGCCTTTATTGCGTCTACTAGATTATTATGAGTTAGCGCACAGTCATAATATTGTCCAGATACTTCTACAATCTTCTTCAATACAGTACCAGAGGTACCATCACTTAGCGGGGTTAGGGACTGGCACTTCTGCAGGAGTGCTTCCGGTGGCAGTGGCTCCGGCCGTAAGCGCACTGTTGGCTGCGCGCAGGCCATCATCATCAAGACACACGTTCCTATAGATAGGCTTTTCCACAATCTTTTCAACATCATTCTGCACCTTTTGTATCTTGGTTTGGACTACCACCTTCTCTTCCACTGTCTTTGTAGCAATTGCTTCATCTCTTTGTGAGATTAAAGTATCTACTAAATTAGTCTTGGCTTCCAGTTCCTGTCTGTAGGCACTGAATTTCTTTTCTTCTATTGAATACCCGTAGTAGAATACCCCGCCTAGAATAGCTAGGATGGCTATTGCGCCAAGAACATATTTGTTCGTTAAAAGAGCAAGGAACATATGTTAGCTCCGAATAATAGAATTGTTCCTACCATCAAAAATCTAGTAAAGGTAGCTAGCTCCTCTTTGTCCTGTAGCATTCC